CTCCAGTAGTGTTAGCCCCTGTCTTTACTACGCCCTCTTTTCCGTGATGAGTAGCCATAATTATTCTCCTTTAATTCTTCTTGTTGTATGGTTTCTTTAGTAGTCTTATATCCAAGTTTTTCATAATGTGCAAGATTGTTTTCATTGATTGTAATCTCGTCAGTTCCTTTATACATTTTAATATCTTTAGCCATAATAACCTTTATAAATTATTTATTCATCTTCTTCAAGTTCATCTTCTTCTAATAAATCTTCATCTAAATTTTCTTCAATCATATCTGGGTTTTCTTCAAGTTCTTCTAAAACATCTCTTAGTTCCACACAAAGCGTAGAAACTTCATCAGCTTTTTTTTCTATCTTATCAATTTTCTTATGTAATTTATCAAAAATATTCATTATGCAGTTCCTGATTGATGTTCATATATTACTCTTACAACCATTGAAATAGCACCGTAAGGAAATAATTGTCCAGCATCAGTTTCTATTTCAATAACTTCTGTATCTAAAGCATTTCCACCTCTTGTAATATCTTCTTCAAGTTTGTTTTCTAATGCTTCAGCTAATTCATTTCTTGCTGTGTCTATATTAGATTCTGCACCTTTAGTATAACCTGTAATTAAAAATTCTAATGTATTAATTCTTGTTCTAGCACCACCGCCTAATTCTTGATCTTCTTTTGTTTCTAATTGTGTTTGAACTAGAACTGCTGGATATTGTTGTTCAGATAATTCATCTAATGGAAAAGGTTGTCTTGTAGCTTTTTTAATAGTTGGACTACTAATAGCTTGAATTGAAGTTAATATGTTACTTGCAATATCTTCTCGTACACTCATAATCCCAATCCTCTAATTTGTTTAGTTATATATTTAACAAAGTTTTTTTGAATTACACGTCTTAATTTTATATCATGATCAAAAAATCTTCTAACAGGTAAATTACCCGCACCTGTTTGATGATACATTGCTTTTTCTGCTTCAAGGTTACTTCTAAAATAAACTGAAGCCCTTTTTCTATTAACTATCCTTGAAGAAATATTTTGTAACATTCTATTTGTGTCTTGTAAATCAACTCTAGTTTTATTTTTTAATTTTGAATAAGCTTCTGAGTAAGGTAGAAATCTTTTTCTTTTGTAATCTAATCCAGCAGAAGTTCTTCTAATTATTACTTCTTTTAAATTTTCTCCCGCTTGTTCTAAACCTCTAGTAATTATTCTAGGAAGCTTACCAATAAATTTGGAATATCTACTTTGAACGTTGTTAAGATTTGTATTAACTTTAATATCTAACGCCATTATCTAATCAATCTACCGTAGCCGTGTAAATTTTCTCTTTCTGCAACTGATATAGTTTGATTGTCATCAGCGTCATATTCAACACCATCTTCTAATATTTTTTGAAACTCAACATTATATTGACTGTTATAATGTTCAATCATTCTTTCAAATCTATCTTTATCAGCTTCTGGTCTAAATTTTGTTAATGCTGGAAAAAAGAATTTAGATAAAAATAAATAAACACCAGCACGTTTGAATTGATCTAGGTTAACTCTATCTGGCTCTAACTCTACAGTATTTAAAACTGTAATATCTGTATAAACATTTGTCTTATATGTTTGCCACCATCTAATTCTTAAATCTCTTAAAATATCGTTTGTTGTTTCTGTAATCCAAGTTGTTACTTTTGAATCTCCTGAAGCTATACCAAAATCAAAAGCATCTGGCTGATAAGCTGTTACGTCAGAAGTTGTAATTACATTTAGCCCAGTAAAATTCGTCATAATAAAATCTCCTAATTGTTAGCGGGGGAAATACCGCTAGGCAAGATCCCCCACTAAAGAACACTAATTAAAGTGCCGCATCAGTTGTTACTTGGCAACCAAAGTCATCTTTGATAACTCCAGTACCGTAAGTAACTGTACCAACAATCTCAGTTGCTCTTAATGAAGCATCTCTTTGAGTTTCAACTTTGAAATCTGATTTCATAGCTAAGCCCAAAGCTTGAGGGTGGAATACACCACCAACTGCGTCATCGTATTGGTCAGCCGCAATGTTTGCATTTTCGAAAAGGTCGATACCAAATACAGTACCTACATAACCAGTTCTTAATGTTTCTTCTGCACCCATGCTTAAAGCATTAGCACCAGTTGAGTAACCAGCATTAGTTAAAGATTTCTTTAAGTTAAACATAGCCTTAGGAGAAAATACTCCGTAGTAAGGTCTTGGAATGTTTAATGATCTTAAAGTTGCTTCAGCTTTTAAAAGTAGATCAGCAGTTAATTCAGTTGCCGCCGCACCTAAATCGTTACCAGTTGCAAAAGATGCAAATAGTGCCGCTAAGTCAGAGTCTACTTTTTTCGCAATAGCTTCTCCAAATAACTTACCAATGTCAGCCGCAACATCTCTTGAAGCTGTATCTCTACCTAGATCTGTAAGCGTAGTCATTACACCTACTTCACTCGCAGTAATAGTAGCTTCAGTTGGGTTGATAGCTGTGTTTGATAAATCAGTTGCTTCAGATACTGAATCTGCCGCAATTACTGGATAAACTGGAACAGCAACTTGTTTGCCTTGACCAGTGATATTATAAGTCGTAACTAACGGTCTCATAACAGAAGTTTCTTGGAAGTTAAAAATCGCTTCTTGAATAATTTCTGTATATAGTTCCGATAGCGTTGACGATGTTGTTTCGTTTGCCATTTTAATTACCTATATGTTAGTTGTTAATTGTTAATTTAGGATTTAGTTTAAAACCACTTCTAGACTTACGCATTTCTGCATAAACTTTTCTATCCGCAGGATTATTTAAATCCAAGTCGCCAATATTTCTTGGTTTTTGGCTATTACCACCGATAGCACTCTGGCTTCCTGAACCAGACAGTGACCCTTGACGGAAGTGTGGGTTGCTATCTAAAAACTCCTTAACTCTTTCTTCAATCGTTAAAGCTTGTCCTTTGTCGTTATATCTTACATTTCCATTTTGATCAAGAACTTCTGGTCTACCATCATCAGCTAATTGGATTTCTGATTTTAGCAAAGCAACAACTTGATCTGGGTTAACCGCTCTACTTGAAGAAGCAACAGAAAGTATTGATTTATCAATCTTTTCCATTTGCATTTGTTGTTTAAAAGTAGAAAGTTCTTTTTCTTTTTCAGCTAATCTATCTTGCATAATCTTTTCTATTTCTGCTTTTGTTTTAGCTTCCTCTACTTGTTTTTGTTTAACAAGTTCTTCTTTCTGCTTTTCTTCTTCTTGAAGTTTCTTTTCGTATTTTTTTCTTTCAGCCATAACTCTAGATTCAATTATGTTATTTAATTGATCTTGTGTGAAAGTTTTTGTTTCTGTATTTCTTTCCGTAGTTTCTTGTTTTACTTCTGCATTCTCATTTTGAGTTTGAGCAACTTTATTTTCGTCAGACATTTATACTCCTTATTCTATTATTAGTTCACCGTTATCGTCATACCAATCTGGGTTGACGTAACTCCACTGATGACGACAATTATACCCACCTCGAACAATTAAAGGATCGCCAGATTTTTTACCCGACCAACTTTTTCTTCTCCAAAGTTCCTTGACTTCATCAATCGTAAATAGTCCACTTTTTCTTTTATCATATCTTCCGTTTCTGACAAGTGCGCAATGTTCTCTAGTTGTAGCAATAATACTGCCAAAATATTTAACCATTTTAAGACCCGCTTGATCAGATTTAAAAGCGTTTAATTCAGCGTCAAATTCTCTTAAAGTGTCGTTTAATAGCTGTCCTGAATACTTTTTCATGTTTTCTCCAGCACGATCACTAGCGTATTGCGATTGTAAGATTGATACGTTTTTGTCTATTTTAGTTTTGAGAGCCTTTGCCGTAGCAGTTCTTTTATCTAAACCTCTGTATTTAATTTCGTCTAATTTGATTTGTTCTACCAATGTTCTAATCTCTCTCTGATCTGCTCTATGGTATATTCCGTTAATAGATTTTCTTAATTCAAATTCTAGTTCTGTTGGACTGTTTCCAAGTAAAGTATATTGATAAACTTTCTGGTTTAATGTTCTAGTAAAAGTATTTGATATATCTTTAAACTGTGTGAAAGATTGTTTTTTTAAGTTTTGAATTAAAGTTAAATCAGCTTGAGTTAGTTGTTGAAACTCTACAGGAATATTTCCAATTCTTTTAAAAGCTTTTTCAACTCTTTTAGCTTGTTTGTTAAAACCCTCTCTAACAACTTTATCTGCCCAAGGTAAATATTCTTGGTCTAAAACTTTTCTTATTTCTGGTTGGAAATTTACTGCTGATTTTAAATTAAATAATTTATTACCCTCTGTAGGTAATTTAGTATTAACAAGATTAGCAACTTGTCTTTCGATCTTATCTAGAGTTTCTATTAGTTGTTCATAATATTCAGCTTCAGCAATTTCAACTTGCCTTATACGGTAGTTTGCAACATTTTCTATTAAGTCCGCCATTCATTAAATTTCTTCTTCTTCTACTTCTTCTTCAACTTGTGGTGCTTGAACTTCATCTTGTGTGAATTGTCCTACTTCAGCTTGTGTATCAATTTCATCAAAAATAATTCCAAGTTTTTCATCATTATCAACAACTGATCTTGCAATTTCTTTATCAATTTCTTTTTGTAAAGTTGGAGATGGTACGTTAACTGATTTAGCTTGTTGATAGAAAATTAAATCTGAAGCGTAATCTCTAATGTTGAAACTATCTGGGTAATCTATCTCTCCGTCAAATTCTCTATTTTGAAACTCTGCAAATAATTTAAATAATTGTTCTTCTGCTAGTTGCATGTAATCTGCTTTTTCAGAAAGTCTTGCATTAAGTAATTCAAATTCTGTTTGAAGTGCTATACCAGATGAAACTTGTGTTTTAGTATTTCTTACTGCACCTATGTGTGAAATTCTGTTTATAGCATCAACTTTAGTTTTAATTGAATCCATTATTGCGGCTAAAGATTGACCAGATGGTTGAAGTAAATATGGTTTTAAGTTTGAATCCATTTCTTCTGGCATTTCAATAATAGCACCAGCACCCGCAGAAGCATTAACTCCTGGAGTTTTAACTAATGACGGGTGGTTAGTTAATCTGATAAGTTGTTCTATTTCTGAATACTCATTGTAAATAGCTTTTTGAAGATCAGCAATATCTGTAAGATCGCTTTGACCAATTCCTCTTTTGTGAGATTTAGAATTGTACAAAATAACTGCGGGTATTTTGCCTAAGCGATTAGGAACAGTATCTATTGTAGTTGGCTCGTCATAGTTTGCTTTTTGATAAACAGTTTCTATAACATCTGGTTTCCATACTCTAAAATATGTACCACCATCTCTATCTACTTCTTCTCTAACTTTTAAATAGTTTAAAACATACTTGCCATTTATTTGTCTTTCAAAATTCCAATCAAAAACATTTTCAGGAGTTACGATTGTAACGTAAGGTTTAATGTCAGCTTCAATTTCTTCTGCTAAAGTATTTGTTGTTACATTTGGTTTGTCTAACATTAAAAATACATGACCGTAAATAGAAGCAAAGTTTTGAGCCTGTTGCATTACTGTATTAAAGCTATTACCCTCTAAGTCAGCATCTTTTAAAAAATTTTGTAAAGCTACATCATCTTCTAAAGTTCCAAAATCTCTACTTGGTTTAACTCTAAATAAAAATGATGAATAAATTTGAACTACGTTTTTACAGTGATTGTCTAAAGCTGTGTTACCTAATCTCTTTGCGTATTCGTTGTCAAGTTCAAGATTGTATCTATGTAAGTATTGACCAGCAGAATAATCGAAGCCACCGTTATAAGAACGAATGTAGAACTCCCATTTATTTACTGACTCTTGATAATCTTTATGTGTTTCTAAAATTTCTTCTCTTGCGTATGCCATATTATACTGCCCATCTTTGCGGTGAAAAAGATTTACTTTCTGAAATCAAAGGTTTAACTATTTCTACTAAATATCCGATACTGTCATTCATATGGTCAAATCCCTCAGCCTTGTCAGGAATATTTGTATTTTCCTTGTATATCTGCCTTTGTAACCCTTTTATGATCGTTTTGCAAGTTGGATTAACATAAATGTATCTTTTGCCGTTTGAATCTTTTAGCCTAGAGTTCACAGCGTTAACTCGATCTCTAATTAAACTGTGTTTAAATTTACATTTAACATTAAATCCAGCGTTTTGTAATATTGTTAAATCTGTTTTACCACCAGCAGAAGTTTTTCTTTGTCTACAGGCGGGGTCGGGATAAACAAATATTTTGCTTTTGCTACCGTATCTATTTCTGATTTCTTCTACCATTTCATCTGTGTTTGAAGAATAAATAACAATCTCATCAACAAAATGAATTATATCTCGATCAATCTGGCAAACGGAAGCTGACATTGGATCCACGTTAAAGTCTAAGCCAATATGAATTGGTTTTGACCAATCTATTTGTTTGTGTTTAACATTTTCTACAGGGTGGAAATTATAATAAACTGCACCAGCATAATTTTCAAACGTACCCTCAAATTCTTGTCTAAATGTTCTAATGTCAATATCTTGTTTAGCTTGTTCGATTTCTTCTTTAGAAACCATGCCACCCTCTAGTGTAGTAAATTGAAAACTATCCCACTCTCCATCTTCTTTGCCTTTAAGATACATACGGTAAGACCAATTACCATAACCTTTAGGAGAACCACACATCAATACATGCCCTTGAGTATCTGCAACAGAAGCCCTTAAAACTTCAGTCCAAGCTTTTTCGTCAATATCAGCAAACTCGTCCATGATTAAAAAATCTAATCCAGCACCCCTTAGTCCATCATAATTTTCACAACCTTTTAAAGTAATCTTGCTTCCTGTTTTCTTAATCGTTATTGATAGATTAGATTCATTTATAGTTTCTATCCAATTAAACGCATGAAGCATTTCTTTAAGTTTAGACCAAACAATTTCTCTAGCCATTTTGAAAGTAGGTGCAACATACCAGATATTTTGTTTAACTTTTGTTGCGTATTTCATCATTTCAGTAATACAAAGATAAGTCTTACCAAATCTTCTTCCTGAAACTAAAACTCTAAATCTTTTTTTACTTGTTGAAACCTTATGTTGGGGTTTTGTTAATGTTATTTTCATTACAGAAATAAGATATATATAATTTTTCGCTATTGATTTCTTTCTCTTTTAACTCTGCAAATTTAATAGTCAACTGTGAACCAGCAACTACGCATTCTGTCCATGTATCATAAGCGGGTTTAATTGTCATGGTGTTATTACAAAAGCCTGTGATTGCTGAGCAAATAGTAAAGGCTAGAACAAATTTCATTTATGCTTTCTTTTAAGCTTTTTACC